AAGGTAATTTGAGGATTACCAGTTAAATAAACATCCTGAGCACCATAAGCAACTAATTGAAGAAGACCACCACCCATTTACGCTATATTCTTTATACTATTAGAGGAGAAAAAAAAAAGAAACTTTATAGCAATTTAACAACATATATAAATAATATAATTTAATTTGAATATGCTAAACCGCCCATACCCGAAAGTATGCGTAGAACATTGTAATTTACAGCATATACATGAAGATTTTTTGATCCAGTCATACTTGAAGTAACATCTAAATTGAGAACAGCGGTATCAATACGAGACATATTGAGAGTGCCGCTAGGTTGATGTTCTTCAGGTTTTAGAGCGAACGAATAAACATTGATGCCTGAATTAGATGGTATATTTTCGTGGTGTTGAAAAGGTTGTATTAAATTAAAATAAGAACCAGGTCTTGCTGAGAAGCGGTCATTTCCATTTAACACAAGTTTAGCAGTTTTTATAGGATTGGTCGAAGTTATTGCACTTGTCTCTTTGAATAATTCCGAATTACCTACGGCATATCCATTAACACCTGTCGAATAGTTAACCCAGTTATTATTAATAGTTTCTTTAGTGGCTGAGTGGCTTGAAGCACAGAACCATACTAATTCTTTGCAGGGGTGATTGAAAGAAAGTTTAGGTTTTATGCTAGTCGCAGAATCATTAATACTTTCAGTTCCAGTAAATTGTAATTGTTCTATTAAATATTCATGAGACAATTGAGCGAATCTTCGGCGTTCATCGGTATCTAAGAATATGTAATCGACCCATAAAGTCGTCGAAGTTAAATCAGCAACTTCACCAGTATTACCACGGCAATTATCTTTAGTTTCAAATAAAATGTTTATTTTTACTTCATGATATTGTAAGGCGATTAAAGGGAGAGCAAGGCCAACATTGCGGCAGAACCAGAACTCTAAAGGAATATATAGATTAGCATCAGTTAAAGATGCTAGTTTATTGTTAGCACCAACCATTTTTTTGTAGGCATCTTTCTTTGAAACGGGTAAAGAAAGTTCATTCCATACATACATCCAATGAGAATAATGTTTATCTATTTTTTGACCACCTATTTCAATTTCTACATAATTTATTAAACGAAGACCAAAATAAGGGCATACATTATTTGTAGATGAATAATTAACAACCGCTAAATATACACGATGTATTAAATCGCCATTTCTGGATATTTGGCAAGTTACGCGATTGCCAAAATTGGGAGTTCCGTTAAAAGTTTGTTGAATGGCTTCAATAGCGAAGTTAGTATGACGACGATAAACTACTTTGAAAAAGGTAATTTGAGGATTACCAGTTAAATAAACATCCTGAGCACCATAAGCAACTAATTGAAGAAGACCACCACCCATTTACGCTATATTCTTTATACTATTAGAGGAGAAAAAAAAAAGGGAAATATATAACACAATTTATTATAATTATTATTTTTTTAATTGGAATAAGCAAGGCCACCCATTCCAGATAATATACGTAGAACATTGTAATTGACAGCATATATATTTACTCCTTCGTATGATAAACCAGTATCTCTAGCACCCGCTGTAACCATAAGAGTAGCGGTATCAATACGAGACATATTTAGAGTGCCACTTGGTTGATGATCTTCGGGTTTAAGAGCAAATGAGTATACATTGATTGAATTATATACAGGAACATTAGTGTGATGTTGGAAGGGTTGAACATAATTAAAATAATCACCTTCTCTTACCGCGAAACGATCATTGCCGTTTAATTGAAGTATAGCATTTTTGAAAGGGTTGACATTTGAAGCAGGTTTAATATCAGATATTACTAAGTAATTTGAGGTATATTGGCCTCCAACTTTAGAACTTCCGTTATATCCTAAAGATAATGAGGTATCAACTTCTGCAACATTAGTATTAGTATAATCGTACCATCTAGTTTTATTAAGATCTTGCGGTATTTTAGCAACCCAGATTAATTCTTTGCAAGGATGATTGAAATTTAATTTAATACGATTAGTACCTGCTACAAGAGTTTCAGTTCCAGTAAATTGTAATTGTTCAATTAAATACTCGTGAGATAATTGAGCGAATCTTCGGCGTTCATCAGTATCTAAGAATATATAATCAGCCCATAAAGATATATTTTTAACATCATCAAAATCGGCGATGGCAGATACGCAATTTGCCTTAGTTTCAAAATCTATTTTTACTTTTACTTCATGATATTGAAGGGCTATTAAAGGTAATGCGAGACCTACATTGCGACAAAACCAGAATTCGAAAGGAATATATAATGTGGTATCTGTTACATCATTATTAACAGTGCCGCCATTTAATATATCTTTATCAGCACCAACCATAGTATCATACGCGTAGCGTTTGCCCATGGGAAGAGATAACTCATTCCAGATGTAAAGCCAGTCAGAATAATGTTTATCTATTTGTTGTCCACCAATTTCTATTACAACTGATTTAATTAAACGCAGACCTAGATAATTTTGATAGGTACTTCCCGCAGTAGCGGCGGTAGATTTTCTTTTAGGTACATCAACTTGTAAATACATGCGATTTATTAAATCACCATTACGGGATATTTGGCAAGTTACTGTATTTCCGTATCCAGCATTACCGTTAAAAGTTTGTTGAATGGCTTCAATAGCGAAGTTAGTATGACGACGATAAACTACTTTGAAAAAGGTAATTTGAGGATTACCAGTTAAATAAACATCCTGAGCAC